GTAAAGTAGCAGGTGCAATTAAGACAAAAGAAGAAGCACAAGCTATCGTTACTGGTGAAATCGAAGCAGCACAAACTGCTTGGGATGCATTATCAGCTGAAGAGCAAGAGCGAAACCCAAGACCTACATTATATAATCTTCCATAGTCTTTAGCCTATGGCAAATTATTCAGATATAAAAGGATTTACAGTTCAAACACTGTCTAGCGATCCAGCTGCGTCTCAAGCATCTACAGGATCATGGGCTAGTGGTGGATCTTTAAACACAGGGCGATATGGTGTTGGCGCTAGTGGTATAAGCAACTCATCTAGTTTAGCTTTTGCTGGTAATAATGGTGGTGGAGTTGTTAATAATACAGAATCTTATAATGGTTCAAGTTGGACAGAACTTAATAACATAAATACTTCAAGGTTTTATTTAGGTGGTCAAGGAACTCAAGGAGCAGCATTAGGATTTGGTGGTGAAACTCCAGGTAAAACTGCTGTTTCAGAAACTTGGGATGGTACAAATTGGACAGAAGGAAACGATTTAAACACAGCAAGACTTTCATTAGGATCTGGTTCTTTAGCTTATACAGAAGCACTTTGTGTGGGTGGTTGGAAAAGTCCAGGGGTAGCAAGTGAAGTTGAATCCTATGATGGTACAAGTTGGACTGAAATAGCTGAAATGAATACTGCTAGAAATGGCCCATTTGTATCAGGAGATAACACTAATGCAATAGTTTCAGGTGGTTCTGTAGAACCAGGTGTACAAACTAAAGCAGAATTATGGAATGGTTCTTCGTGGACTGAAACTGGAGATATAAATACAGCAAGATATAATGGCGGTGCAGCTGGAACTTATACTAGTGCATTAATTTATGGTGGTTCAAATCAAGGAGGAACAGTAGACGCTGAAACAGAAGCTTGGGATGGATCTAGCTGGACAGAGTTAGCAGATTTATCAGCTGCAAGAAGTTATGCAGATGGCGCTGGTATATCAAATACAAATGCAATTTATGCTGGAGGATATACTACAACCACTGTTGCTACTACAGAAGAATGGACAACAACACCAGCTGCAACATTTTCAAAAAGTACTGAAGGACAATTATATTATAATTCAACAACAAACACTTTTAAAGAAACGATAACAGATATACCAAGCACCTCTTGGTCATCTGGTGGTACAATGAATACTGGAAGATTTTATGCAGCAGGATCGGGAGCAAGTAATGAATCTGCAAGAATATTTGCTGGAGGAACATCTACAGCATCTACTTCAGTTTTAAACGAATCTTATAATGGAACTGCTTTTACAGAAGATGCTGATTTAAATACAGCAAGAGATAAAACTGCTGGAACGGGAACATTAACACTTGCATTAGTAATTGCAGGAACAGATTCAAATCTTGCAAATGTAGAAGCTTGGAATGGATCTTCATGGACTGAAACCACTGATGTAAATACTGCTAGAAGACAAGGTATGGGTGTTGGTTTAGCGGCTCCTGCTTCTTTATATGCAGGTGGTTATACTACTACTTTTGTTGCTAGTGTTGAATCATGGAATGGATCTTCATGGACTGAAGTAAGTGATCTTAACACAGCTCGTATAAGTGGAGGGGCGGCAGGGACTCAAACAGAAGGATTAGTTTTTGGTGGAGAACCTACAACTGCTAATACAGAATCTTGGGATGGATCAAGTTGGACAGAAGTAAATAATTTAAATACTGCAAGATATTTTTTAGCGGGTTCAGGTACTCAAACACAAGCTCTTGCTTTTGGAGGATATGTATCAACTGATGTAGCTAACACTGAAGTTTGGAACGGTTCTTCTTGGACAGAGTTAAATGATTTATCGACAGCTGCTAGAGCTGCTAGCGGTAAAAATTCAGCGACAAGTGCACTTGCAGCAGGAGGAGGACCTCCAGCAACTTCACAATCAGAAGAGTGGACAGCAAGTTTAGCTAATAAAACAATTACAACGAGTTAATTATGGCAAAGTATAGAGAAGTAAAAGGAATTACAGTACAAACAAGAGACAGCGATCCAGTTGTTGGAGGAGTGGCTGGAGCATCTTGGTCTAGTGGTGGAAGTTTAAATACTGCAAGATATGCTTTAAAATCAGTAGGAACTCAAACTCAAGCTTTAGCGTTTTCTGGTTGGCAACCTCCATATTCAGCATTAACAGAACAATATGACGGATCATCATGGACCGAAGTTGGAGACTTGAATACTGCAAGGCAAGCAGGTTATGAAGCTGGAGTTTATAATTCTGCTTTATCTTCTGGTGGAGAAGTATCTGGAGGATCAAACACAGCTAATGTAGAGTCTTGGAATGGATCAGCTTGGACAGAAACAACGGATTTAAACACAGCAAGAAGAAATGGAGGCGGTGCAGGGTCTAGTAATACAAATGCATTGGTTTTTGGTGGTTATACAGGATCTCCTGTTGCTGTTAATGAATTATGGAATGGATCTAGCTGGACTGAGGTTGGAGATCTAAATACTGCAAGATATGGTATAGCAGGAACAGGAACTAATACAGCTGCTTTAGCAATTACTGGTAATCCTAATTCATCTATTAATGAATTATGGAATGGATCATCTTGGACTGAAGTTGGAGACACAAATACTGGAAGAAACGCAGGAGCTGCTGCAGGAACTACTACAGAAGCTTTAATTTTTGGTGGAGCGCCTAATATTGCTAATACAGAATTTTGGAATGGTTCTAGTTGGACAGAGGTCGCAGACTTAACTACAGGAAGAGGTCAATTAGGTGGTAACGGTACATCAACTGCAGGTTTAGCTGTTGGTGGCGAACCTCCTACAACTGGTGTTACAGAAGAATTTTCAGTTGCACCTCCAACATCGGCTATCTTAACAGAAGGTGATATATTTTTATCTGGGGGCACAACGTTAAAAGCTTTTGGAAAAGCGGCGGGCTTACCTACAGCAACATGGTCTAGTGGTGGTAATTTAAATACAGCAAGGTCTAGTCCAGGTAAAGGAACACAAGGCACTCAAACGTCAGCATTGGCTATAGGAGGAAGTGTTCCAGCTAAAATAGCTAACAATGAATCGTATAATGGTTCTACTTGGACAGAAGTTGGAGATATAAACACTGCAAGAAATAGTGCAGGCGCAGCAGGAACTAATACTGCAGCATTACTTTCTTCTGGAAATACTGGTTCTGCTACTACTATTAATGAAAGTTGGGATGGGTCCTCTTGGACTGAAGTTGGGGATTTAAATAGTTCTCATAGCACAACATTTCAAGCTGGAACACAAACCGCTAGTTTAATATTTGGAGGAACGCCTACACCAACAAATGCTAACACAGAATCTTGGAATGGAAGCGCTTGGACAGAAGTAAATAATTTAAACTCTGGTAGATATTCTCATGGAGGAGCAGGCATTCAAACAGATGCTTTAGCTTTTGGAGGTTCACCAGAACCTGGCGGTGTTAATTTAACAGAAAAATGGGACGGAACAAGTTGGACTGAAGTAAATAATTTAAATACAGCAAGAACTTATATAGCTGGTGCTGGAACTTCTTCATCACAAGCTCTTGCATTTGGAGGTTTAGTTGGTGCAAGTTATAAAGGTGAAACAGAAGTATGGAATGGTTCATCATGGTCTGAAGGTGCAGATTTAGCAACAGTTAGATTTGATTCAGGAAATGCTGGTTCTGGTGTTTCTGCTCTAGCTTATGCAGGTTCAGTACCAGGTACAATAACAAATGCTACAGAAGAATGGACAGCTGATGCTGCGTTAGCTACAGTAACGTTATCGTAGACTTGACCTTTCTATAAAAAGGTATATATACAGATTAGAAATAATAAAGGAGAAAATATGTCAAAAGAAAAACGTAATATAGCAACTAAACTTGAGACTGAGTCAAAGTATTTAACAAACATCTTAGATAAAGATGATGTTAAAAGTTTTAAAAAATTAATACCAGAGTTACAAGATACATGGATGAAGAAACAAATGTTTCGTACAGAAACAGAAATGAGATTCTCTGTATTATCCGACAATAAATATCCAACCAAAGCTGCAAAGTATTGGCAGTCTGTAAGAGAACAGAATACACACTTTGAAAATTTAGTTCATCTATCATTTGATGCGAGAAAAAATGAAGTTGAGATAAAAAAATTAAAACGTGATATTAAAAAAGAAAAAGATCCATTAGAAAAAGAACTTAAACAAATAGAGTTAGAAGAAAAACTTTATGGTAAAGCAAGTATGGAACTTGTTGCTAAACATAGAATGAGAGAAGTTGCTACTTGGTCTAAACTTAAAAAAGAGTTTCACGATGGTTCTTTTGATGACAAAGATGTAAATACGCACCAAGCTAAATCATATTTGTTAAGATTCCAAAGACAAAAACAAACTATAACTCCTGGTACAACACAACCAGAAGTGTTTAATATACTAGGTCAATTGGAAGCTTTAGAAAAAGGTATAAAAGATAATACATTATCTTTAGATAGTAAAAAAACTAAAAAAATAAAATGAACTTCGACTTTGTCTATCTAGGGCAAACGGTTTTAAAATACAAAGTCCCTTTAGAAATTTTTGTAGGTCTTAATGAGATCTATGAAAAACAAAAGAAACAATTACCAAAAGCCAATAAACAATTGGTAGGTAAAATAGAGGATGAAGTATCTTTATTTTATTCAGGTCCTAACAATGATAAGATGCATCAGCATTCTTTTCTACCACAAGATATATTAAAATGGTTTCACACTGTCTTTGATCATTACACAGATTGGAACAAGATAGGTCCAACACAAAAATCTATAAATTCTATTTGGGTTAATGAAATGAAAGCACACGAATATAATCCTGTGCACATACACCAAGGTAAACTTTATACAGGTCTATCTTCTGTGATGATTTTAAAATTACCTAAAGACACAGGCGTAGAATATTCTGCAGAATCAAAACCCATGAATGGTAGACTACAAATCATAGGCGCAGCTAATGGACAATTTTCTAAAACAGATTATTCACCTGAAATGAAGATAGGAGACTTTTATGTTTTTCCTTATGATATGAGACACTGTGTATATCCATTTAACGGAACTAAAGAAAAAAGAAGAACATTAGTTTGTAATGTAGATGTTGATTATAATCCTGTATCTTCGAGAACTGGATCAGGGCAAAACGAATGACACAAGTACCGCGAATGCCTAGATGGCAATCTTATGTTGCCCAAACAACAGAACCCATATTTACACCAGAACAATGTAAGATGATTATTGATGCTGGTAATCAGTGTGCACCAGAACAAGCAAAAGTTGGTGGAGGCGAAGGAGGTAAGTATGATACTAAAAAAAGAGTTACAACAATATCTTGGATACCTTTTGATAAATTACCACAGATGTATAAAGTTATTGAAAATCAATTATCTATTGTAAACTTAAATCATTTTTATTTTGATGGTGTAAGACTTACAGAGCCTGCACAGTTTACGGTTTATCCTAAAGGTGGTTTTTATGATTGGCATATGGATCTAAATGCTTTTGGTCAAGATGGTCAAAATCCAATACGTAAAATATCTATGACATGTTTATTATCAGATCCATCAGAGTTTACAGGTGGTGAACTTACGTTTTCAGAGATGGGTGATAACAAGCCACTGCCCTTGAAACAAGGACAAGCTATATTTTTTGCATCATTTTTACGACACAAAGTTGCACCAGTTAAAAAAGGTGTGAGAAAATCTTTAGTGATGTGGTTTGGAGGACCACCATTTAAATGACATTACAAAGAAAAGTATTATTTCCAACTCCAGTGTATTTTAAAGATATACCTAACGCTAAAGAACTTAATAAATATTTATTCAAAGAAATAAAGAAGTGGCGTAAAACAGATCCTGAAGGTGAAAAGAAAACAAACTCTGGTTTTGGTTGGCACAGTAAAACAGATATGGATAAACGAAAAGAGTATCAACCTTTAATTCAAGAATTATTTAAGATGGCTGAGGAGTGTAATAAAGATTATGGTATTACGGGTAAGTTAGGTTTGGGTAATATGTGGGCTAATATTAATCCTACTTATAGTTATAACAAAACACATACACATCCTAACTCTATGTGGTCAGGGGTATATTATATTAAAGTACCAAAAAACTCAGGTAAATTATTTTTAGAAGATCCTAGACCAGGACCTAATACACATATGCCTAGAAGAGTAGAGAATATGCCAGAAGCATTATGGAGAGTGTGTGCTTATGAACCTGTAGAAGGTCGTATGATCTTTTTTCCTAGTTGGCTTCCCCATGGTGTAGATATAAATTTAAATACAGATAAAGGTGAAAAAAACTGGAGAATATCTGTGTCTTATAATTTTATACAAATATGAGTTTTAAGAAAAATAAATATCAAGTCATACGTGGTGCTATATCAAAAGAAATAGCAGATGTTGCTTATAGATATTTACAAATATCCGCAGAGGCTGATAACTGGATGATAAACAATTATACCACACATAAAGGTAATCCATTAGTTGGTAACTTTCATGATCCACAAGTACCAGGATCTTATGCCAAATATGCAGATAGATTTATGGAAGTTTTATTAGTTAAAACTATTGATGTTATGCAAAAGAAAACAGGACTTAAACTAGTACCTACTTATTCTTACACAAGACTCTATAGAACAGGCAATATTTTAAACAGACACAAAGATAGACCTAGTTGTGAGATATCAACCACACTATGTTTAGGTGGTGATCACTGGCCTATCTATCTAGATCCTACGGGAGCAGATAATGTTATTGAAGAATACAAAGGTATTGTAAAACCAGGTGCACCATTAGGTGTAGAAGTTAATCTAAAACCTGGTGATATGCTTATCTATTCTGGCTGTGAATTAGAGCATTGGCGTAAACCTTTTGAAGGAAAGCTTTGCGGACAAGTGTTTTTACACTATAATCATGCAGATGGAAGATTTGCAAAAACCAATTTGTATGATAAAAGACCTATGTTGGGTATACCCAAATAACGTTGAATATCAACGCAATCTAATATAATCTGGAGATATATGTTACAAAAGATAGGATTTCAGCCTGGAATTAATAAACAGATAACACCTACAACAGCAGAAGGTCAATGGACTGACTGCGATAATGTAAGATTTAGGTATGGCACACCTGAAAAAATAGGTGGTTGGAAGCAATTAGGTGATGATGCTCTTACTGGTGCAGGACGTGGACTTCATCATTTTGTAAATAGTAAAGCTAGAAAATACGCAATTATTGGTACAAACAGAATTTTATATGCATACTCAGGTGGTGTGTTTTATGACATACATCCTATCAAATCTACAACAACTCTTTCTAATGCATTTAGCACAACTAATGGATCACCAACTGTTACAATAACATTTAGTTCTCCACATAATATAAGTGCACAAGATATAATTTTATTAGATAATTTTACTACTATTACTAATTCTAATTATACAGCAGCTGATTTTGATGATAAAAAATTTATGGTAACAACTGTACCTACAAGTACAACTATTACAATTACAATGCCAGGTAATGAATCTGGATCTGGTGCAACAACATCAGGTGGTATTAGAGTACAACATTATTATCCTGTAGGACCAGCTGTACAAGCTCAAGGTTTTGGTTGGTCACTTGGATCATGGGGTGGTGAAGTAGCAGGTGAACCTACAACTACATTAACAAATGGTATTAATGATGCTGTAACAACAGGAATTATATTAAATGATGTATCTCAGTTTCCAGATGCAGGTACAAACTTTATAAAAATAGATAACGAAGAAATTTCATACACAGGTATATCTGGTAATGAACTTACAGGTGTAACAAGAGAAGTTAGAGGAACAACTGCTGCAGCTCATAGTGGTGGAGCAACAGTTACCAGCACAACAAACTTTGTAGCATGGGGAGAGGCTGCATCAGGTGACTTAGTTCTTGAACCTGGTATGTGGTCCCTAGATAATTTTGGTGACAAAGCAATTTGTCTTATTCATGACAGTGCGGTATTTGAATGGAACTCTGCTGCAACAAACGCAGAAACAATTAGAGCAAGTATTATATCTGGTGCACCAACTGCATCACGTCACATGTTAGTATCAACACCGGATAGACACTTAGTATTCTTTGGAACAGAAACAACAATAGGTGATACATCTACACAAGATGACATGTTTGTAAGATTTTCAGATCAAGAAGATATAAACACATACACACCTACAGCAACCAATACAGCTGGTACACAAAGACTGGCCGACGGATCACAGATCAGAGGAGCAATTAGAGGTAGGGACGCTATCTATGTTTGGACTGATACTGCATTGTTCACTCAACGTTTTGTTGGTCAACCATTTACGTTTGCATTCGCACAAGTTGGAACTAACTGTGGACTTGCAGGACAGAATGCATGTGTAGAAGTTGATGGTGCTGCTTATTGGATGTCAGAGAATGGTTTTTTTAGATATGCTGGTAAACTAGAATCACTACCATGTTTAGTAGAAGACTTTGTTTACGATAATATAAATTTAGAATCTGGTAACCAAATGGTATCAGCAGGATTAAATAACTTGTTTGGTGAAGTTACTTGGTTTTACCCAACAACAGGATCATCAGTAGTTAATAGACAAGTTACATATAATTATTTTGATTCATCACCACAAAGACCGGTGTGGACTATTGGCTCATTAGCTAGAACTATGTGGGAAGATTCTGCAGTATTTGGTAATCCGCATGCTTTATCATACGAAGCAGGAACAGATACATCTTTTGATGTTGTAGGCAACACAGAAGGTAGAACAATATACTATCAACACGAAACAGGAACTGATCAAGTTCAAGGTGGTGCAACTACAGCAATTGTTGCAAGCATTGAATCAGGAGATTTTGATATTACACAACAAAGATCGGCTCAAGGAACACAGACAGGTGTTGCAACATTTAAAGGAGATGGTGAGTATCTTATGAAGATAAGAAGATTTGTACCCGACTTTATATCTCAAACAGGTAATACACAAATTACATTTTTACTAAGAGATTTTCCAAATGATACACAAGCAAGCTCAGCACTTGGACCATTTACAGTTTCATCATCTACTAAAAAAGTAGATACACGTGCAAGGGCTAGAGCTGTTGCATTAAAAATAGCAAACACAACAACTAATCAAAGTTGGAAATTAGGAACTTTTAGATTAGATGTACAACCAGATGGACGTAGATAATGGCAAAAATTGTACAGGTAATAACTAGACCATCAAACGAATATGATGTACAGACTGCGGAAGCTCAAGTAAGAGATCTTGATGCTATTGTAGAAAAATTAAACTCAACGTTTCAAGAAGAATTAAAAGATGAAATTGAAGCGTTTAACTTTTTTGTAAACTAATGGCTAATCAATATAAATTTGTAGGAACAGATAACAGCACATCAGGAAGTGCAATAAATCCTTTTGGTACAGGTAATCCTTTGGTTAGTGAAACTTATGTTATCAAATCTATACTAGTCACATCAGCCGGAACACCAACAGTCACAGTTACAAATAACAGTATTACAGCTATAAAGTCAGCAGCATTAACAGCAAATGTTACAACAGAATTACTTACTCAACCTTTAGTGGTTGAGGGTGGTAATACCCTAACCGTGCTATCAAGCAACACAGATTCGTTTGATGTAGCGGTTAGCTATCTAAACATTAAAAAGGAGATAACAACATAATGAAAGATATCCCAGTAATAGAACCAAAAGAGATTATAACAACAATAACAAATATGAAGACAGGCGAGGTATACAAGGACGATTCTGAGTGGAAAGCTAAAGGAATTGCAGAATCTGACATAAGAAAAGATGTTAGAGTAATCATGCCTAGCCTTGATTTATTTGGAGAAACAAAATAGAATAGAACGATGGCCATAACAAACGCACAACAATTTAAACAACTTCAACTAGTAAAACCAAGAAAAGATGGTACACGTCCTGGTTACTATGGGGCTGATGCTGGTTTTGGTGATGATGATTATAAAGACGCTTCAGCAGCTTTTGATGCAGGAAGTGGTAGTGGTGGTTCAGATGCTGATTTTGCAAGAGCAAGATCAGCGATAGACAATAGAGCAGCTCAAGAAGCAGCTAGGATAGAAAAAGAACGTTTTGACAAGGAGAAAAGAAATTTAGAAATAAATCAAAAACAAAGGTTAAAACAAAAACAAAATTTTGCAGAAAAATTTAGAATAGCAAGTTTAAAAAATTTATATGATCAAAAAACTGGATTAAAATCAGCTGTTCCTTCTTTTGGAAATATTCTTTCAACATTTGACCCAGCGTTAAATGTATATGAAAGATCAGATCCTGCTGTTGATCAATATGGTATGTCAGGAGAAACTTTAACAGATTTAGATAGACTATCAGATGCTATTAATAAAGGTGAGTCAACTGGTGATATATCACAAACAGAATTTGAAGAGGCTTTTTATGGACCAGAAGGTCCACGTCAATTAGGTAGTTCTAATGATACAAGTGATCCTTTTATTCCTATTATTCCAAAAATTATAGCTGACAAAACAGGAATTATGAACCAAAAACCAGAGATAGAAGAGGACGAAGGTTTAAGATTAGCATTTAGAGCTGATGGCGGTAGAGCAGGATTAGCAGAAGGTGGCATGCCTTATGAAGGTGGGATCATGGACCTTGAATCAGCAAGACAGATGTATGGTTTAGGTAAACTTGTTAAGAAAGTTACAAGATCAGTTAAGAAGATTGCAAAGTCACCAATAGGTAAAGCTGCTATATTAGGTCTTGGAGCTTATGGTTTAGGTGGTGGTACATTTTTTGGAAAAATGTTACCGGGTGTAACAAGAGGCGGCCAAGGTTTTGGAGGTTTTGGAGGTTTAAGTTCTATATTTGGAAACGTTGGAGATATTATTGGTGGAACAGGTTTAGGTGATAAATTTGCAAAAGCAGCTGGTAGTAAAATAGGATTAGGTATTACAGCAGCATCAACACTAGCAGGATTACTAACACCTGAACAAGAAGAAGAGGCACAATTAATTTCAGATAATACAGGAATTGATATAGCAGAGATAAGAGCTAACCCTGATAAGTATTTAGGAAGAAGATTTAGAGCAGAAGGTGGACCTATGGAAGGCAAAGAGCCTGTAGCTAAAAAAGTTATGCCATTATTAGATATGGATGGAAAAGAAATGGATTTAAGAGCTGAAGGTGGATTTGTTCCAATAGGACGTATGGAAAAAGCAGATGACGTCCCTGCAAGATTATCAAAGAATGAGTTTGTATTTACAGCTGATGCTGTTAGAAACGCCGGCGACGGAGATGTAGACAAAGGCGCAGAAGTTATGTATAACATGATGAAGAACCTCGAATCCGGAGGTGACGTATCGGAAGAATCGCAAGGATTAGAAGGCGCTAGAGACATGTTTCAAACATCACAAAGATTAGAGGAAGTATTATAATGGCTATTCAACAAGTACAAAATTTACCTGCACAATTCGTTCAAGATCTAGGACAAGATTTAGCAAAACAAGTTACAGCACAATCAGGTGTACCTGTAGTATCAACTGGTATTGCTGGTATATCACAACAACCTGGTGAATCTGCTGCTGATTTTGCAGCAAGACAAAGTGCTGCTCAACAATTTACAACAAGACAACAAAGTTTATCAGGACTTGCACCACAAGTAGCAGGTCAAGATGCACTACAAACACAAGCACAAAATTTAGCAACCCAAGGTGTAGGATCTTTTCAACCATTTTTACAACAAGCACAAACTGCAGGCACAGCAGCTGGAACAGCATTAGGTGGAGTAGGTTTGGGAGCAACAGCTTTCCAACAAGGCGTACAAGACTTTATGTCCCCGTATCAATCACAAGTGATTGATGCAACACTTTCAGAGTTTGATCGTAACACGCAAATACAACAACAAGGTATAAGAGATCAACAAGCAGCTTTGGGTGCGCTCGGCAGTGGTCGAGCGGGAGTGCAACTCGCAGAGTTCGGCACAGGGGCTGCGAGAGAACGAGCATTATTACAAGCCGGTCTCTTGCAACAAGGATTCGGTCAGGCAGCGGGAGCCAGACAACAAGACATCGCTAACAGAGGAGCATTTGCATCACAACAACAAGGTTTAGGTCAATTTCAAGCAGCACTAGGTCAAGCACAACAAGGTGCAACAGGTGTAGATATTGGACGTTTAGGTCAGTTGGGCGCACTGAACCAAGCACAAACACAAGCAGGTCTTGATGCACAAAGAGAAGCAGCAAGACAAGCTACATTCTTACCACAAGAACAGTTAGATAGATTTGCTGGACAAGTAACAGGAATTATGGGTGGATATCCTGGTCAAACACAAACAACAAACATACCTAACCCTACACCATTACAAACTGCGTTAGGAGTTGGAACAACACTGGCTGGTATTTATGGAGCACTTCAACCAAACGCTAATATTCAATTTGGGTTTAATAAATAATTATGAACAGGACTTTAAAAAGACCAATGTTTAGAATAGGTGGATCAGCAGGAACTGGTATTACATCAGGACTAGATCAACCAAGAAAACAATATGCACAAGGAACACCTAACCCATACGCACCTAGTGTTAATTTTGGTGGCGTGCCAGGTTTTTTAACTGGTCTTGGTTTAAATTTATTATCGACACCACCACAAGGCGGCTTACTAGCTACTGCAGCGACCGCGGCTCAAGGACCATTTAAAAACTTACAAGAGAGTCAAGCAGCACGTAGAAAATTAGAATCTGAAAAAGAATTTTTAAGAAGTGAAAGACTTGAAGGTCAAGAGTTTGAAGAAGGTTTATTAGATAAAAGACTAGAAGTTGAAAAAATGAAAATTAATTCAGGTGATAGTTTAACTGTTAATCAATTAGCTGCACAATATCTAGATGACTATGATGGTGATTTAAACAAAGCAACAAACAAGGCTAAATTCTTTTTAGAAGTAAGACCACAGCTTGCAGGCACAGTTGGAGATACACAAATAGGTGGTATTATTGAATCTGATTTAAGTAATGAAAAACAAGCTAAAGCATTTGCTCAAAGAAATAGAAATAAAGTTGGTAAAGTATTTTGGGATATAAATACTGGTAAAATTGTAAAATTAGTTAAAGACCCTGAAACAAACAAATTAGGTTTTGTAGATTTTAATATAACAGGAGACATGACACCTGATACTGAAGGTGAAATATTATCTGAAGCTAATGAAAATGAAGTTAAACCAAAACAAAGTATTAAAGAAGTATTTCAACCTGGTTTAACAGATACAGATAAATTTATATTGGAAACAATTGAAGAAGGCAGAGACAAAAGAGAAAAGGGTATGGAAGAAATTCCAAACTATAACATATACAGATAGAGGTAAAAATGGCAAAATTTACACCACTACTGCCATCAGAGGAAAACAGCTCAGCAGCATGGTACACATCAGTAGGCGCTGGTTTAGTATCTGGTTTAATTAAAACTGTTGAAGGTGTAGTGTCTCTTGGTGCAGAGCTCGTGGACCTTGGAGCAGACTCTAACACAGTTGCAGATGTAGAAAGATTTTTTGACGATGTTAATATATTTGAAGACACGGCACAAGAAAGAGTCGCTGGTAAACTTGTAGAAACATTTACACAGATAGGTATACCAGGTGGAGCAGGTTTTAAACTTGCAACTAAATTAGCAGACAAAGCATTAAAAGCAAAAAAAGCTGGAACATATGCTAATTTAAGAGCTAAAGCTGTTCAAGATGGTATGAAGAAAGCAAAATCATTAAATGATAGAATACCGGATGGTTCAAAAAGATTTGCTGCAGGTGTATTTGGTGGTGCAACAGGAGAAACACTTGTTGCTGATGTAGAAGAAATAGGAACGTTTGGAGATTTTTTTGAAGGACCAACTGCGTTAGATACAGTTGAAGGAGAAGGTAGAGAAGAAGCAGGTAGAAGAATATTAAACAGATTAAAGTTTGGTGCAGAGTCTATATTTATAACACCTTTTGTTTATGGTGTTGGTAGAGGAGGTAAGGCTCTTGCAAAACGAGGTCAAGAACTTGCATATAGTGACAGTGCATTTGAAAGATGGGTAAATAAATATATCGGTTCAGCTTTTAGACCTCAAGGAGATTTACCTAGAGAAGTATTTGAATCTGAAATGGCTAAAGCTGGATTAAAAGCAAGAGATACATTTAGAGCAAGAGAGATAGTAGAAAATATTACAAGAGAAGTAGATAAAGTATATCCACGTTCAGGTAAATTTTTTGATACATCAACTGATACACAACAAAAAGATTTTTATAAAAAATTAAATGATGTTTTATTTGAAGGTGATTTAACAAAAGAAATAAACCCAAGAGCAGTAGATGATTTAGTTAAGTTTTTAAAAAAAGCTGACATAGACGAAGAAGCTGCACAAAATATTATATTTAATTTAAATAATGCCAGAGGAGAGTTTACCAATTTAATTAATATATTAAATAAAAATGCAGGAAGTAAAAAAGCTTCTGGTGCAAAAGACCTACAAAAAATTATGAAAGAAAGAATAGAAGGATGGTTAGGTGGTACATATAGAATATTTCAAAGACCAAAAGGTTTATTTAAATTGTTTCAAAAATATAAACCAACCGATGAAGCATATTCAAATGCTATAAATTTATTTAGAAGATATTTAGCAAGAACAGATAAAAATAGAACTAAAGCTTTTGATCCTGAAGGAACAGAATATTATGAAAGAGCAAAATTTTTAGTTGATGATATTGTAAATCAAGTACAAATTAAAAAGAAACCAGCTGGTCTACCTGATATAACATACACAAATGGTACAGCAATGTCACAAACAAAAAGTTTTGAAAAAGCAATGGGTAGAGGCAGTAAAGTGCTTAGAGAGTTATTTGGTGAAGTACAAGACCCACGTTATTCTATATTCAATGCAATGACAAACTTATCTGCAGTTGCAAGAACTGCAACTTATTTCGATGATGTTGCAGCGCAAAACAGACAAGTGCAAGAAAGTGGTGGAAGAGGATTTTTTTGGGAAAGTGAAGACCTTGCAAAACAAGCTGTTAACTCACCAACTACAGGTATTGAAATAGTTTCATTAGATGATGTTATTCAAAAATTACCAGGTGGTAATACATTAGTCAGTCCTTTGTCTGGTAAATATACTACAAAAGAAATAGCCGAAGGTATCGAAAATATAAATGACGTAGGTGCAAGTTTAACTGGTTTAATTAGAGGTAGAGAAGGTGCTAAGGGTACAGAAAAAGCAGTTACTTGGTTCTACAGAAATTTATTATTATTTCCAAAAGGTATATCACAATTAGCAAAAACAGTTTTATCTATACCTACACACTTACGTAACTTTTTTAGTGCTGGTGCATTTGCTAGTGCAAATGGAATATTTATTGAAGGTCTAACAAATCCTGGGTTGTTAAAAAAAGCGTTTGCTGAAGGTATTGATATATCAGGGCTTTTGAAACTTGGACCAAACTCAGCAGAAGCGCAAGCAGCTTATAGAGAATTATTAGAGCTTGGAGTTACAAACTCACAAGTACAAATTGGAGATCTTATTAATCTTTTAAAAGATGCAACAGGGAACCCAGGTGTTGTATCAACAGATACAATACTAAGGCCTATGCTGAGTAAATTAAAAAAACTTGGAAACTTTTTTCAAGGTAAATATGTTGCAGAGGATGATACATGGAAGATTACAAACTATGTTGTTGAATTAGATAGATTAAAAAAAGCTGCAGTTAAAAGAGGTGTTGATGTAAATAACAAAGAAACATTAAGAGGATTAAAACAAGAAGCAGCTAATATTGTAAAGAATACTGTACCAAACTACGCATACGTTGGATCTGCTGTTAAGACTGCAAGGATATTACCGATTGGTAATTTTATGTCATTTCCATCTGAAATAATTAGAACTACAACTAATATTGCAGAACAAGGATTAAAAGAAATGAGACACATACCAGCTGCAGGAGAGAAAATAATAGGAAGCAGCGTCACGCCTTATGTAAATATAGAAGGAAAAGGTTTAGTTAAAAATAACAATGAAATGTATGGAACTGGATTTAAAAGATTATCCGGTATGGCATTTACATTAGGAGCTGTGCCGACAATAGCAGTTGAAGGTGCAAAAGCAATTTATGATGTAACAGAAGAAGAGATCCAAGCATTACGTCAATTCGTGCCAGAATGGTCTAAAAACTCTACACTAATACCAATTAAAACAGAAGATGGTGAACTGCGTTATATAGACTTTAGTCATAGTAATGCATACGATGTAATAGCTAGACCATATAGAACTTTAGTAAATAATATTATTGAAGGTCAACAAAACGATGAAACATTATTATCAGGTTTTGTTGATGGAGTATCTGAAGCTAGTGCTGAGATTATGAATCCATTTATATCAGAATCTATTTGGACAGAAGCAACAGCAGATTTAATTGTTAGAGGTGGTAGAACCAAAGAAGGTAGACAATTGTACACGGATCAAACACCAGCAGGTAATAAAGCTGCAATTAGATTTTTACATTTAGGTAATGCATTGGCACCTTCTTACAAACAATTTTTAAGATTAGGTACAGCTGCATTTGGAACTCCTGACAAACGTGGAGATTTTTTAAACATTGGACCAGAGCTAGCAGGATTTATGGGACTACGTCCTATTAAAGTAGACCCATTACAATCTATGGGATTTAAGATAGCTGATTACCAACAAGGTATTAGAAATGCTAGAAGAGAATTTACTGGTGGTTACTTTGGAATATTAAGAGGTGGTAGAATAAAACCAAACGATGTCATTAGTGCATTTTATAATTCAAACAAAGCAAGATTTGAAGTTCAACAAGAAATGAATAAAAATATTAACGCTGCTGGAATTCTTGGTGTTGACACAAGTTCATTAAGAAGAGAATTTAGTGATAGACAAATAAGTACAAAAACTTTTAACAATTTAGCAACAGGAGTATTTGAACCATATTTCCCTTCTCAAGATATTAGAAAAAGATTTGCTGAAATTGCAAATAATTTAGGAGATCCAAATGTGTATTTAGAAGTTGCACCAACATTAAGAGCCATGAAATCTTTATTTAAAGAGCTACCTTTAGACTCAACATTTGATATTGATTTAGCTGATTATTTATTTGAGGAAGCACCATTGATACCTTTACCAAATTTACCTCAACCAATTGTAAATCCACAGCCAAATATAAGTAATCAAGCACAAACAGTAGATCAAAATACTAACTTGACATCAACTGAAACTGCATTACTATCCCCAGAAGAACAAGTAATCAGACAAAGATTAAGGAGAACAACGTAATGGCTAAAAAATCAGCATTACAAAAAATTGAATCACATGAAAAGCTTTGCAGAATAATGCAAAAGCAAACATTCGAACAAATAAAAGAAATGCAAGAACGTATTAAAAGATTAGAGTATTGGATAGTCGGAGGTATGGGAGCCGTATTATTAGTATTATTAACAGACCTTGCATAAAAATGGAACTTACACGGAATTTTACTCTTCAAGAGCTTATCAAATCAGACACAGCAATCCGTAAAGGGATTGATAATAATCCTAATGCCGATCAAATAGAAAAATTAAAAACACTTTGTGAAAAAATTTTACAACCAGTACGTGACCACTTCGGCAGGGTCAAGGTAACTAGCGGGTTCCGTAGTCCACAGCTGTGCCAAGCTATTGGTAGTTCACCAAATTCACAACACGCCCGTGCAGAGGCCGCAGACTTCGAAGTGGTTGGAGTGGATAACTGTGAGCTTGCCGATTGGATACACAGAGAGTTAGAATGGGATCAATTAATTCTTGAGTATTATGTTCCTGGTGAACCAAACTCAGGCTGGATACATTGTAGCGTAACGGAAGGTATGCCTAGAAAACAATTTTTACATGCATATAGAGAAGAAGGTAAAACAAAATACAAACCAATACTAGGTAAAGCAAAAGAAATATTTGTTTAAATCCAAGCTTTTAATTCTTCACCCAATACTTCAGAGGCTATATTTATTTTTTTACGTAAAGCTTTGGTTATCTTTTCGTCAACTGTATCTTCGGCAATCAAGTCAACATAAGTCACTGATTTGGCTTGGCCTATTCGGTGTGCTCTATCTTCTGATTGTAATCTTTTTTCTAAGTCATATCCATTAGAATAATAAATAACGGTGTTAGCTTGTGTAAGTGTAATACCATAACCACCTGTTTGTGGTGTACCTACAATAAATCTACAGTTCTCATCGTTTTGAAACTTTTTAATATTTTCTTGTCTTTCTTCTTGTGGTGTTAACCCATAATAATCAACCACGGATCCTGGACCATATTCTTTTATGATACTTTCTATTATGTTTGTAATGTCTCTCTGATAGTTAGCCCAAATAATAGCTTTACCTTCTGTTTCTTCTAATACATTCATTAGTTCTGTAATTCTATTGTTTGGTATTAATTGTGTGGATCCATCATCCGCTGTAAAATGCCCACAAGTTATTTGATGCATTCTCATAAGTTGAGTTAATACAGTTACTGTAGATGTAACTTTACCATTAAGTGTAGCTAGTGCTGTTTTTTTCATTTGATCATAAATTTTTCTTTGATCACCTGTAAGAACAATATGTCTTTTTGTAAAATTTTTAGGTGGTAAATCTAAGCAATCTTCTTTTAATACTCTGTAAGAAAACCCATGTAGTTTGTCTGATAGTTCTGCAAGATTTTGAAAAGCATGTACGACTTGTATTGTTCTACCTCTTACATGCATAGATTTCATTACAGCGTATCTATTTCTAAAAGAATAATACGATGCATGATCTAATAAGTATGGGTCTAAAAATTCACACTGTGTATATAAATCAAGTGGGTTTTTAGTTACTGGAGAACCTGTCATGATACGTCTGTATTTAGCAAATTTACTAAGACGAATAATATTTTTTGTACGTTTTGCAGTTGGTGTTTTGATTGTTGTAGATTCATCAATAGCCATTAATACTTTGTGTGAACTTAAAAACTTAGATGCAAACTTCATACCTTTGTCTGTACTAAATGCTTCAACATTCATAACTAAAATATGTAAAGATGTTTCTATTTCAAACAAACTTTCTAGTTTTTCTTGTTGTCCTTTTGTAATATTTGGTTGCCACAATACTGTCACATTTTCTATATGGTCTGGTAAGTGCGCAGGAAGCTCTTGCTCGTACCAGGTTTTTATAACACCTTTGGGAGCTACAATTAATGCACCATCTATCTTGCCTTTGTCATAAAGCATAGACATGTTATCGATTAAAACTTTTGTTTTACCGGTACCCATCTCCATAAAGTATGCATACGTTTCTTTATGCCACGACTTTTCTAAAGCAGTCATTTGATGCTTATATGGTTTTGTCTTAAATTTATAATTCATCTTTCTATTGACTTCTATATAAAGGATGTTATATGATTTGTCAATGTCAGAAAGTACGAAATACGAAAACTTAAAAAGAAATTTAAATCCTACTGTTTATGTTATTCAAGAAATAGCAGGAACAAAGGCAGGTGCACCAAAAATAAATATTATGGGAGCATCACACTATGGACAATTTAAATTTGTACTACCAGAGTTTTCTCAAATGATACATTCTCCAGGACCATTAATTTTTACATTAAGAAAAAAATTAAAAGATTATAAACCTAGAGATTATTTACTACTTACAGGCGATCCTGCAATCATAGGTGTTGCATGTTCTATTGTATCTGATATTACCAATGGCAGATTTAATTTACTAAAGTGGGACAAACAAGAAAGAAAATACTACCCAATAGAAATAAACTTATATGAAAGAGGAGAAATAGATGACAATTGATTTTGAAAAAGACCAACAAGATGCAATGAAAAAAACTGGTAATATCCAGTCTCTTGCAGATCAGGTTGAATCATTAGAAAAAGTTGTTTCAACAATAGAAGCAGCAGAAGAGAATATAAAATTATTAAAAAAGAAAAGAGATCATATATCAGGTGAAGTTATACCTACTATGATGAGTGAGATGGGACTTGCAGAACTTAAACTGCATGATGGATCGCACCTAAAAGTTTCAACGTCGTATCGTGCTACTATTACAGAAGCAAATAAAGAAGCGGCGTTTAACTGGCTTCGTAATAATGGACTAGGGGATATAATCAAAAACGAGATATCCGTATCCTTTGGTCGCAACGAAGATAACAAGGCGGCTGATTATGCCGATCTTGCAAAAGGTCAAGGGTTCCAACCGACACAAAAGATGAAGGTAGAACCCATGACTTTGAAAGCGTTAGTCCGTGAACGTATTGAGGCAGGTAAAGAAATGCCAACGGAAATCTTCGGGGTTTTCTCGGAGAATAAGACAACAATAAAAAGGAACAAATAAACATGAACCAAGTAGCAACAAAAAAAGAAGGAGCATTGGCAACATTTGATATGGAAGCTGATGCAAATAAAGGTGCTCAAAATATATCGCAAGAAGATCTTGCGTTGCCTTTCTTAAAAATTTTGGGCCAACTATCTCCAGAGGTAAACAAAAGAGATGGTAAGTATGTCGAGGGCGCAGAGCCAGGCAAAATAATAAACACTGTAACTAATCAGTTGTTCGACACATTACAAGTCGTACCGGTCTTTTACAAAAGACAATACATTGAATGGCAAGATAGAGGTACCAGCACTGGTGCACCTGTTGCAATTCACGAGGCAGACAGTGATATAGTAAGTCAAACCACTAGAGGTAAAGACTACAAAGATAGATTAGCAAATGGTAACTATCTTGAAAACACTGCAAGCCACTTTGTATTAACTGTTGGAGATAATCCATCTACAGCTTTGATTTCTATGAAGTCTACTCAACTTAAAGTTAGTAGAAAATGGAACTCAATGATGATGGGTATTAAAATGCAGGGTAAAAATGGTTTGTTTACTCCGCCAACTTACAGCCACATTTATAATCTATCCACTGTTCAGATGTCTAACGACAAAGGAACATGGTTTGGTTGGGATGTATCAAAAGCAGGACCAGTCACAGATAAAAGTATCTATGATATGGCAAAAGCTTTTGCTGAATCTGTGGGTAAGGGTGAGATCCAAGCTAAACACGGTACAGAAGAGACTACAAAGTCTAATTCAAATTACTAGATCCTAGGTAGTGGGCGTCGAAGCGAGAGTGGAGTCGCCCACTTAAATATATGATTGAGAAGTTTAAAAATATATTTGAAGGATTGGACCGTGCGCATGGTGTCACTATTGTAGGTGAATCAAATGGTAATGGTACAAAGGTAAAAGGTAAATCCTTTGTTAAGAGAGAACCAGTCACAAACGAATTATGGCAAAAACATTTAGACGGAGTAGATAGTCTAGGTGTCATACCAATTAACGATGACAACAAATGTAAGTGGGGATGTATTGATATAGATTCTTACGCAGGCTTTGATCATCAAAAACTTATAAACAAAATTAAACAATTTAAATTACCACTGATAGTATGTAGATCTAAATCAGGTGGTGCACACGTATTTTTATTTACAAAAGATTATGTGTCTGCAAGTTTGATGCAAGATAAACTTAATGAGATAAGATCTGTATTAGGTTATGGTGGATCAGAAGTATTTCCAAAACAAAGAGAATTAAAATCAAAAGATGATACAGGAAACTTTCTTAACTTACCATACTTTAATTGTAGTAGCACAACAAGATATGCCTTTCTCGAGAATGGAGAAGCTGCTAGCATAGATGCTTTTTTTGAATTACAAGAAAGATATAAACAAGACGACATCAGCACAATAGAAGTTAAAAGACCAGAGACACCATACTCTGATGGACCACCGTGTGTAGAACTAATGGTACAAAACAAAGTAGGAGAGGGTGGCAGAAACAATGCACTATTTCATTATGGTGTGTATGCAAAGTCTAAGTGGCCAGAAAATTGGAAAACAAAATTAATATTATTTAACGAATCAGCAATGGCACAACCATTGTCAGATATAGAAGTAAACATCATAACAAAACAACATGAGAAAAAAGATTGGGGTTACAAATGTAATGACCAGCCTATGTGTAGTTTGTGTGATAAAAAACTATGTAAGTCTAGAAAGTTTGGTATAGGACAAGAGATAACATTTCCTAATCTTACAGATCTACAAGTCGTTGCATTAGAAGAACCATACTATTACATGAATGTAGATGGGGATAGATTGTATCTTGACTCTGCAAAACATTTAACAAACCAAAGTTTATTTCAAGAAGAGTGTGTAAAACAATTACGATTTAATCCTCCAACATTGAAAACAAATGATTGGAAAAAACTTACAAACATATTGTTAGAGAATGCAGAAGTAACAGAACCAGCAGAAGGTACAGGCACAAAAGATATATTACGTAATTATCTTGAAGACTATTGTGTAAATAGAATACAGAAAGATGACTTTGAAGATCTTAAAAACGGAGGTACATTTACCAAAGAAGGCTACCACCATTTTGTATTTGATAACTTCTTTCACAATTATTTATCTAGAAAACATTGGAAGGTGCCATACCAAAGAACATCACAGATGCTAAAAGACAATCTACATTGCACAACTAAACGTGTGGGTAGACATAAGCTATCTGTATTTGCTGTAGCTAGATTTGATAAACAAACAGAAACATACAAACCAAAACCATTTAAGAAAGATAATTACTAATGCGAACTATAATTTATGGACCACCAGGCACAGGTAAAACACATACTTTGTTAGGACATATAGAAAAATTTCTTGAGACAACAGACCCAGATAAGATTGGATATTTTACATTTAGTAAAAATGCTGCACAAGAAGGCAGAGAAAGAGCTGCATTAAAATTTAGATTATCTATGTTAGATGATCTACCATATTTTCAAACACTACACTCTTTTTGTTTTAATCAACTTGGATTAGCTAGAGATCAAGTGATGAAAGAAAAACATTACAAAGAATTAGGTGAGAAGATGGGACTAGAGATAGAAGGTACACAGCAAGACGAAGATCATGACAGTGTCTTCTATTCAAAAAATCCATACATACAATTAATAAACATAGCACGATCAAAAGAAATAGATCCTGTAAAATATTATCATCTTACAGATAATCAACAGGTATCATTAAACAAATTAAAAATTATATCAGAAGAGTTAGAAAGATATAAATCAGAACATGGATTGATTGACTTTCCAGACATGATAGAAAAATTTTTAGCATCAGGTGAACCACCAAAGTTACGTGTAATGTTTGTTGATGAATCACAAGATTTAAGTTTGATACAATGGAAATTAGTAAGACGAATAGAAGAAGCAGCAACAGATTCTTTTATTGCAGGAGATGATGACCAGGGTATTTACAAATGGAATGGTGCACATGTAAACACATTTATAAATTTAGAAGGCACAAGAAAAATATTAGAACAATCACACAGAGTGCCACAAAAACCTTTTGCTCTTGCAAATAAAATTATTAACAGAGTTAGAAACAGAGTAGAAAAAAAATATTATCCAAAAAATACGACAGGATCTGTCAATCGTTGTCAAAGTTTATATGATGTAGATTTTACCAAAGGTAAATGGTTAGTGCTAGCAACGGCAAACTATATGTTGGGAGACATAGGTGATGTGTTAGATGAGAAAGGATTATATTGGCAAAGAAGAAAAGCAACACCAAGAGTAAAAAACATATACGAAATTATACAGAAGTGGGATGAATTAAAAACAGGTGTACCTATGCACTTTAATGATTGTAAAAAAATATTTAACAAGATGAATAAAAACTGGGACAAGAAACTATTCAAAGCTATGGTCAAAGACCAGTTCTATGACATAGATACATTAAAAGATAAGTATGGATTACAAACAGAAGCAGACTGGCAAGAAGCATTAGATGAATTAGGAAATGAAGATATTAGAAAGATATCAAAATTAATAAAAGCAGGAGAAGATTTATCTGGCACACCAAGGATAAGTATCTCTACAATACATGGGGTAAAAGGAAACGAAAGAGAGAATGTAGTAATTAATACAGAACTATCTGGAGCAGCTTACGATGAGTATCAAAAGAATCCAGATGATACACACAGATTGTTTTACGTTGCATGCACAAGAACAGAAAACAATTTATTTATAATAGAACCACAAAGGAAAAAAGCATATGACATCTAAAGATTTATTTAAAGGTACAACATACAATTCACTAGAAGAGCAGGTAGGCGGGAAGCACTATCGCTCGATGAAAATTCAGCCCGCAGAGTTTATAAACGAAAACAAATTGCTTTTTGCAGAAGGTAATGCTATAAAATATATCTGTCGACATCAGTCGAAAGGGAAAGAACAAGATATAAAGAAGGCAATACATTATTTGGAAATGATACTAGAGAGGGACTACTCATGAAGCCAATATTTAAACCACAGACAGAGTGGCTACCACCACAAGATTTTCCTGATCTATCAAAATACGATGAGATCTCAATAGACTTAGAAACAAAAGATCCCGATCTTAAAACTATGGGCTCCGGATCTATAACTGGCCGAAGTAATATAGTTGGTATAGCTGTAGCTGTCCAAGATTGGAAAGGTTATTATCCTATTGCACACGAAGGTGGTGGCAACATGGATAAGAACATGGTCCTAAAATGGTTTCAAGATGTCCTAAATACAGACGCTATTAAGATATTTCACAACGCTATGTATGACGTATGTTTTATACGTGCTGCAGGCCTTAAAATTAATGGCACTATCGTAGATACCATGATTGCTGGCTCTCTCGTGGACGAGAATCGCTTTAGATACGATTTAGGTAGTCTGGGTCGTGATTACGTCGGAATAGGCAAAAATGAGGCTGTATTAAAGGAAACTGCAGACCTATGGGGTGTAGATCACAAAGCAGAGATGTATAAACTACCAGCCATGTACGTTGGTGAGTATGCTGAACAAGATGCAGATTTAACTCTAAAACTTTGGCAAGAAATGAAGAAACAAATGTATCACGAAGATGTAGAAGATATATTTAAACTAGAGACAGAACTTTTTCCTTGCCTCGTTGATATGCGTTTTTTAGGTGTTCGTGTAGATACTGAAGCAGCATATGGATTGAAGCAACAATTAATAGAAGAAGAAAAAGAATGCTTACACAAAGTAAAAAAAGAAACATTAGTAGATGTTCAAATATGGGCTGCACGTTCAATAGAGAAAGTCTTTCAAAAACTGAACCTACCATATGACTTAACCGCAAAAACAAGTTCTCCATCATTTACTAAAAACTTTCTGCAGAATCATCCTCACCCAGTGGTGAAACAAATAGCTCGTGCTAGGGAAATAAATAAATCTCATACTACATTTATTGATACCATATTAAAGCATCAACATAAAGGTAGAATACATGCAGAGATAAATCAGATTAGATCTGATAGTGGTGGTACTGTAACCGGTAGATTTAGTTATAACAATCCAAACTTACAGCAGATTCCTGCACGGAACAAGGAACTTGGACCACGGATCAGAAGTTTATTTATACCAGAAGAAGGTTGTACCTGGGGTTGTTTTGACTACTCACAACAAGAGCCACGTCTAGTTACACACTACGCAGCTCTCGATGGACTGTATGGCGTTGACGAAGTATTAGATTCATACAACGAAGGCGAAGCAGACTTTCACCAGATTGTATCAGATATGGCTAACATACCAAGATCACAAGCTAAGACAATTAATTTAGGTTTGTTTTATGGTATGGGTAAAAATAAATTACAAGCAGAGTTAGGTGTATCTAAAGAAGATGCGGAAGATTTGTTTAGAACTTATCATGACAAAGTACCATTTGTAAAAATGTTAATGGAAAGTGTAATGCGTAGAGCACAAGACAAAGGTAGAGTTAGAACTTTACTAGGTCGTAGATGTAGATTTAATTTGTGGGAGCCTAATCAGTTCGGGATACACAAAGCATTATCTCACGAAGATGCACTCGCGGAACACGGACCAGGGATCAAACGGGCGTTTACCTACAAAGCACTAAACAAATTGATACAGGGATCAGCAGCTGACATGACAAAAAAGGCTATGGTTAATTTATACAAAGAGGGTATCATACCACATATACAAGTGCATGATGAACTTGATATATCAGTAAATAATAATGCAGATAAAATAAAAGAAATTATGGAGTCTGCTGTTGACTTAGAAGTACCTAACAAGGTAGATTATGAATCAGGCCCTAATTGGGGCCAAATAAAATGATAAATTATGGCTTACTTAAATGCAAACATTCCTGTAGTATACGCACAAATAAAAAAGGAGTATTTATATGACTTACAAAAGCATCATGGAGAAGTGTGTGACTGTGTTATCTTCGGTATTAGCAGTCTTACAGGTCGGAGCATCTTATTTCACGCTATTATGGAAAATGGCGCAATCTTTTATCGCCTCCCAATTAGCGCGTTTATTCAACGTGGTTTCGAAGCAAAAGACGTACCAGCCAGAAGACTTGATGAACTACAGCTTTGGAATTGTTTCTCTTATTATCCTTCTGTGCATCGTTGGGATATTCTAGACGGACAAGCAGGAAAATACATAGGTAAAGATAAAAAGTGGCACCCTGGTAAATATTTATTTACCGTTGACTTTGCACATCCAGAGTCTAATATACTTGACACTGATCATTCAGAGATTCCGCACGAACATAAGTGCGCTCACATAATTGCATTAGACGATGGTAATTATGCAGCACAACCAAACAATAGATGTATATGGGACATACCTTCTTTCACAGTGAAAGATGATATACCTGATTGGAAAGTGCAAACATCTGAATGGAACGTTGAAGATAGTAGAGCATGGCGTACAGAGGATACGGACAAGTTCTTCTATGAAATTGAGGAAAAGAAAAAATGAATTTAGCAGATTTATTAAAAAAGAATTTTGTATTAGTACCTGTAGTAGCTTCTGTGCTAGTCGGTACATTCACTGGCGTTCGTTATATTGTTAATCTAACAGACACAATCAATTCAAACCAGCAAGAAATTATAAGTTTACAAAGAGATTTAAAAGTTGCTGAAGATAAAATTACAGA